CCAAGTAGTTTGGAGACGCTGTAATGCTTGAGCACGAGACATACTGTATTCGGATGCCGTCCTACTCCCTGACATCTGACCGCCAAACAGTGATGGAAGCGCGCCCGAAACGATCTGTCCCATCTGCTGAATTTTTTCTGCAAATGGTAGAGTTTCCTGAGATAACGTCGCAGTTTTAACCTCATAGAATCCCTCTCCTAACGGCTTCCCAGATTTAGGAGTGGCGGGATAGATACCACCAGGAATAGCCTCAGATTCACGATACGACTTGAAATTTAATACCTTCGGGTCAGCGAATGTCTGAGGAATGCCATGTTCGATGGTCTGAACTGTCAATGAAATCAAATCGTTCGTAATTTCTTGTACACTCGTCAGGAGTAGACCAATCGGATCGAAATGAATATAATCCGAAAGTGGATTGTATGTCAGTGTCCAATGTTCGTCCAACTTTTCATTGACTGCATGGACTACCTGATCGTTCACTACGCACGCATTCACACCGTGCGGATACAGTTTCTTCAGTTCCTCTACTTCCTCTTCCTTCAAGATATGATAGGCTGCGGGTCTGAACCAACAATTACGCACAGTGACATTATTGATGGGATGTTCGCCCCTGTACTGCGGTGATGTGCGACCCCACTGTTCGTATAGATCGTACGTTGATTCGCCCTGTTTGACTACCTTGTCTCGTAACTCTGGATATTTCTCCAGGACATTGGCGTAATGAGTTTCGTAGGAGTAGATGAGATAGTTGCATTCCTTCTGACTACGCGCCCACACTGGAACCTTGACGAACAGACCGCCAAATACTTCCATGAACACACGGGACTTAGCGTGACTCGTTTCACCCACCATCCGTGTATCGATGCTAACACTCTGAGACTTAATGATTGGAACTGTAGCATCACACGTTTCGCAGTAGTCCGTCTCTGGAATCTGTTCTCCCGTGAATGGATCCACTTCAGGTGGACGCATCATTTCTTCAGAGTTACCTTCATGGATTAGTTCATTTGATAGTTCAGTATTGCAGTATGGGCAGGTTTCAATTGAATGAACTTCCTGAAAGTCCTCGTATTTCTTTTCTTTGTATGTTCCGTACTCTTCATCAGCCTTCGTATACACATAGGATGCTGTCATCCCCTCAGTGCAGTACACGAACAGAGCGTGAATCCAGAGCAGCGGCGCGTTGTTGTGCTTGAAGATCAGTTCAGAGATCTTATCTCCTGCCTTAGCTGTTGCTATATCGAGAGGATTGTCAGCATCATCAGGATAACAAGTAATAGGGGGGACAGCGACAGATAGTGCAGCGATGATCGATTCGAGATACGCACGGTAAATATTAACTGGCTTGTCGTAGTATCCTTGATCAGAGTCTTCACCAGCACGCGCAGATTCGGGAATACGCCAATCATGTGCAACCTCGCTGTAATACGTGTGCTGGATGTTCTCCCACATCAGTTTCAATCGACGCCACTGACGGATCTGACGATCGCGCACAGCTCTATCTTCATCGTCGAAATGATCGACGATTTGCTTTAGTAACTTCTTAGTCTCTTCACTTAATTCTTTTTCCATTTCAATACTCTACTGAGGCATCGACGGACCAAGACCACCAGCACCCATTCTACCCTGAGTAGCTGATCTGCGGCCCATCATCATTCGGCCACCATTACCAGGAATCATTCGTGGCATCTGTTCCATGCCACCACCGTATTGTGGCATAGGCATCTGTGGAGTTTGACCCTCAAATTGCTGCCATGGAGTCTGCATAGCTCCCTGCATTTGGCCCGCATACTTGCCACCATCTTCACTAGAATACGCTTCAAGTAACCGATTTGAATCTCCAGGATTGGCCTGAAGATATCCCTGAATCCATGATTGTGGTATGCCTGCCTGTTGGGCCTGAGCTATTTGAGCCTGATACTGAGCAGGAGTGATGCTACGACCTTGACCAATCGTTTCACCAATACCATCAATCCATCCACCAGTTCGTCCACCCTGAACGAATTCAGCATCAGGATTCATTGTGGGATTACGACGATTGATTATTCCTGATGGATCGTTACCGAATGATGGTCCAGCAGTGCCCGGAAGTGATGCATTGTAATATGGATCGAATCCACCTGATGGACCTATTCCACCACCCATTCGACGCATACCACCCGGTCCCATACGCGCACCGGCTGCACCCATACGCGCACCCATACCTGCGTTAGCTGGACCTCTAGCCTGACCTCTATTCTGTGCTGGAGCCTGTTGCTGTTGTTGCTGACCTCCACCACTAGATCCACCCATGCCAGCTAGAATTCCTGGTGCCGCCAATCCTGCACTCAATACCTTGCGTCCTGGACTGAGTCCTTTAACGCCACCACTGAGATATCCTGATGCCCCGCCCATTGCACCAGCTAATCCCGCGTCCTTCCAGCTACCACCAGATAGTTTCCTATCCGCAGCACTACTAGCTGCCCCGATAGCCATCGAAGCTAATGGGCCTACTCCGGGAATGAATGATGCGGCAATAGGTGCAGCTTTCAGTGCAACCTTGCCGATATTCTTCATTACGTTCTTGAAGCCCATTGTTCTATCCTATCTATCTGTTAACGGAAGGTCGCGTCTGTAATGCCAAAGAATCTTAAGAGCCAGACTACAAGAACTAGAACGATGACCACCCGAATAACCATCTTAATCGGGGGACTCATCGGAATATACGTCTCTAGCAGATAGAGTGCTACGCCAAGAATCACTAGCCCGATTATGAGAGTGATCATCCTGCCACCTCTTCTGAAATGCCTACTTGCTTCTCTAATTCAGCGATTTCTTTAGCCTTATCGTTTAGTAGACGCGCTTTCTGTCTATCCTCAGCTTCCAACATTTGCTGTCTTACGCGCCAAGGAATGAATTGACTCTGAACTGGCTTCAACTCATCTTCTGAAAATACGGGTGGTTTGGGCTCATCCTTATTAAGCAATTTGTGGAGTAACTCCTTACGCTCTCTATTGCTCTCTTCGAGCTGGAAGCGTAGGATCTCACACGTTTCACATACGTCAGGCGACAACCCAAACCACTTCTCTAGAATTCTCTTTATCATTTTCTAATCTTCACTTTACTAGATGGTCCTAATCCCTTAGGTTCGGAGGGTAATTCTACGTCACCTGTTGGTCCATCCAAATAAAGGAGATCAGACAAATTACTTATGTCGTATGCATTAGGAGATGGACCCGTATCCTTCAATCCCATTGCATGAGATAACTCGTGTCGAAGAATTCCCATTGATTGTTCATGTGGAAATCTATAATTCGACGGTTTATCCCAGCCTCCCCTTGTTTTGATATTACCAGTCATGGGATGGTAAGTTCCCTGTACAGTATCTAGTCTATTATCTAATCCACCTAATGTAATATTTCGAATTCTACTAATTGCCTCAGGATACTGACTGATAATATCTTGTAATGCTACTTGTTGATAAGGATTGTCAAATCCTTCCAATGAAACGTTTGGCTTTCGTTGAACTGGTGATCTGAATAGTAATTTATCAGTAATCGATGGTTCTAATGGTTTCTTCAGTACACTATTCAATAATTCATGAACGTGTTCCCGCGTAAACGTGGGAGACAATCCATATGGTATACTCTTAGGCCAACTAGGCATGGCTAGTGTCGATACCTTGAGATTGGCTTGATGTATTCTTCGGATTCTGACTCCGTGCGCGCCATATTCCGATAGAATCCAGTCCAATCATTCGATGTATTGAGTTTCTGTACGAGAACTTCCTGTTTCTGAATACGCTTAAACTCTTCGTTCGACTCGTCGAAATAACCGGCGGCTGCATCTACCAGATAACGAAGCCCATCGATGGGATCGTCACCTTCAAACTCTGCGATATCCTCTGCTGGTTTGTTTCCCTTCGGCTTATCATAACTACATGCCTTGATTGCCTCGACTAGAAGAGGACACGCGCCCGCGAAGATCTGTAGCTTCGGCAAATTCAATTCAGGCTCTTGTGGTCTGAACGAATTGAGGTATGAATTGTACTCACTCATGCCCCTATTCCTTAAGATCCACATCGCATACTCTTCGTTGTATATCGGAATCTCTGATTCATTCACATCTTTTGGATGCCATCGGAGGTATTCATGGATTAGTAGCTTTCCTGCGATCCTTGAACCAGGCGTATTGTTACTAAGTTCAATCGAAACTCCGAGTTCATCCTCGATTTGCTGTTGGATGGTTTGTTCTTGACCTCTATCCTGTCCAGCACTCTTGCAAAATCTAATAAGACGTGGGTTTTCTTTGTCGATGTAGAGTTTGACATGCGGAGCCCATTCAGCGATCTTCGTTTTCACCCATGTCTGTTCACGATAGATGTACACGCGCTTGTTTGGACTGATTGCCGCGTAGCCAATCCATGTCATGGCGGCGAATCCCCAGTCACCTATTACTATGCGCGGCCACCACGCAGGAATGATGAATGGTTCGACCACATGCATTGCATTATCAGGCTCGTCTTCAAACTTATGGTCACGAAATTCATCGAATACCTGCCCCTGATACGCATCCCAGTCACCGGCTAGTTTT